GTTTATCTAAACGGTGAACATTACGATGGTGTAATGCTGTTGAGTAAACATTGTAAAATTACTGAAAAAGAATTTAATAATAGATTTTTAGCTGTAAAAAAAGAACACGAGGTGGTAGCAAGCCGTCCAAAAAAGTTTGATACTTTTACAATAAATTCTTATTCTGATTACAAACGTGCCTTAGATAATACAACAACTGATATGTTTTGGGGCGTACCAGATGATGTAAATTTAGTAAAAGATTTAGATTTATATTTTTCACATCATAATTTATATGACAGAAAAATTACTCATGTTTTCAAAAATAAAGAATCATATGACGGTGTTGTTTTATATAACACCAGCTCTAAACTTACAAAAAAAGAAGTAGAACATAGGTTTTATACAAAGAAAAAAGAATGGGATGTCGTTTATAGTACTCCTAAAGGTTTTGATTTTTTTGAAATTGATACTTACGAAGACTACTTATATGCCAAAGAAAAATCTACAACTGATATGTTTTGGATGTCTAGTCCTCAACTAAGAACATATCAAAAATGTATAGATGAATTTTATATTAGTCATCATAATATTATCGATAGGAATCAAGTACACGCATTTGTACATAGCTGCGATGATAAAATTTGTTTTAATGGTGTGTTTCTTATACCAAAAAATCATACCCTTACAGAAAATGAAATTTTACATAGACATCCTGTAGTAAGAAAAGAACATAACACAGTATTCAGTGTGCCAGCACCTTATGATTATTTTTTAATCGATTCGTATGACGAATATTTACAAGCTATGGAAATGTCTAGAACAGAAATGTTTTGGATGAGTAGCAGAAATATAAACACTTTGGCATTTGATTTTGATTTTGTTTTTAACCACACAGACACATACAACAGAAAGGAAAATCATGCATTTATACATGATGTTGATGGAAGGCAATTATACAACGGTTTATTCTTATGTTCAAAACATAAACCAGTGTTACAAAAAGAAATAGAATATAGACATTTTATGTTTTGTAAACAACACAACATTGTTGGATCAAAACCTGTAACTTATTCTAGTTTTACAATTGATACATATGCTGATTATCTGTATGCTTTTGCTAATACTAAAACTGAAATGTTTTGGGGAACATGTAGTCATTTAGAAACAGCACACGATTTCAAATTTGATACATATTTTAGTCACGACAATATATTTGATAGAGAATGCAATCATGCTTTTATAAATCAAGGCGAAGATTCATGTGCATACAATGGTTATTTTTTGTTTAGTAAACATGCTCCAGTTACTGAAAAAGAAATTAAACATAGATTTTTAGTAAACGCTAAAGAACATTATAAAGTTGCTAGTAAGAATAAATCGTATGATATTTTCCATGTAGACTCGTATGATGAATATTTACAAGCAATGGATACGTCAAGTACAGAATTATTTTGGGCAATTAGTAGAAATTGTAATACAGACGTATACGATTTTAGTTTAACATTTGATTGGAATAACGAATATGACAGAAATGAAAATCATAGTTTTATTCATCAAGTAAACGGGTTTCCTTATAGGAATGCTGTATTTTTATTAAGTAAACATAAACCAGTAACAAAAAAAGAAATTGAATTCAAGCACTTAGCAAGTTGTAAAGAATGGGATATTGTAGCAAGCCAAGAATGTGTATATGACGAGTTTATTATTGAAACTTATTCTCATTATTTAGATGCTTTAGAAAACAGTAACACCGAACTGTTTTATGGATATACAAAGAATATTGATACTACGGCTTTTGACTTTGATCTTTATTTTACACATGATAATGAATTTGATCGAAAAATTAACCATACATTCGTACACGAAGTAGATGGCAAACATTTTAGAAATGGTTTATTTTTATATAGTAAACACGCCCCAGTAACTGAAAAAGAAATAGAATATAGGCATATTGTAAATGCTAAACACTGGAACGACATTGGTAGTAAAAAAGTTCAGTATGATAGATTTGTTGTAAACAATTATTCTGATTATTTGAAAGCATTAGATACAACTGAAACTGAAATGTTTTGGGCAATTCCTAGTGATGTAGAAGTTGAACTTTCTTTTAAATTTGATCAATACTTTACGCATGACAATGAATACGATAGAAAGATAAACCATATTTTTAAAAATGGTGAGTTCTGGGATGGTGTAGCACTTATGTCAACACATGCTCCTGTGACACAACAAGAAGTTGAACACAGATGGTATGCTAACAGAAAGAAACATGATATTGTTGCTAGTATACCAAAAGCATTTCCTGTGTTTAACATACAAACTTACAATGATTATTTAAAAGCATTTGACGAATCTAAATCTAATATGTTTTGGGGAACAACTCCTAACATAAAAATAAATGAAGATTTTGATATGAGTATGTATATAGATATACACAACAGTTATGACAGAACAATCAATCATGCTTTTAAACACAAAGCAAATGGAAAAGAAACCTATAATGGATTATTTTTATTTACAAAACACGCACCGTTAACACAAAAAGAAATAGAATACAGAACCATAGCTAGGCGCAAAGAATGGGATATTGTAGCCTCTAGTGCTGTTGTATATGATAGATTTACTATTAACACTTACAAAGATTACTTAAGAGCAATTGACACTAGCAAAACTGAAATGCTATGGATCATACCAAAAGAAGTCACTGTTTCAAAAGATTTCAAATTTGATCTATATTTTACTCATGATCAACAATTTGAAAGACAAACAAATCACGTGTTTAAAAATGGCAATGCTTGGGACGGTATTAGTTTAGTACCTAAACATCAACAACTTACTGAACGCGAAATTAAAATGCGATTTTTAGCAAATAAAAAACAATATGATGTTCAAGCAAGTCAGCCAGAACCTTACGATATTGTATACATAAGTAAAGATGAAGAATACGCTGATATAAATTATAAAAACATATTAGAAAAATTTCCAAGAACAAAACGTATTCACGGTGTTGAAGGTATTCATCAAGCACACATTGAGGCAGCAAAATTGTGTTCAACTGATATGATTTGGATTATTGATGCCGATGCTGAGATAGTAGATAATTTTAACTTTGATTATTATATACCTACATATGATCCAGATAGTAAAAGAACAGTTCATGTTTGGAAATCAAAAAATCCAATTAACGGATTAATTTACGGATATGGCGCTGTCAAACTTTTGCCACGGGATTTAACACTTAATATGGACACTAACAAGCCTGATATGACAACAAGTATAAGTCCGCTATTTAAAACTATTAATCAAATAAGTAATATAACAAAATTTAACACAGACGAGTTTAGCACATGGCGTAGTGCTTTTAGAGAATGTGTAAAACTTAGTTCACGAGCAATAGACGGACAATTAGACGAAGAAACCGAGTTTAGATTAAATGCTTGGTGTAGTAGAGGAAAAGACAAACAGTTTGGAGATGCTGCGATTAACGGTGCTAATCACGGCAAAAAATATGGCGAATACGCTGCTAACAATCAAGAAAAACTTTACAAAATTAATGATTACAAATGGCTACGCAATCAATTTGATAAGTTCAAAAACAGTTTGTAATTTTTGTTGATTTGTTTTACTCTTTAAAGTATTATTCAAACCTTGGTGTAATGGCTTAGGCCATTTTCCAAAACTTACCCAAGCGTAGCCGTCGTGTTCATTGTTTAATTGGGGTATAAATTCTTCATTTACAACACAAAGATATGTATGAAATTTAAAATGTTCATCATTACTAATAAATGTTTCTAACGGAATTGCCTTTTTTACATCAGGCATAAATCCAATTTCTTCTTCAATTTCTCTTTGTAAGCCTTTCCAAGGAGTTTCTAAATCTTCATTTGTTCCGCCAACTAATCCCCATACATTATTTTGTCGACTTTTACATCTATGTAAAAGTAAAAATCTACTAGACTTTAAAGTATAAAAAAGTGCGCCACTACAAACTATGTTCTTCATATATATAGTTATGGATCAAGTAGTACTAGCCATGTTCCATGTGAATATTCACCTTCGTATGCTTGAATCCACTCTTCGCCAGTCCATGTATAAATTACACCTGTTGCTAAGTTCTTTTGATTAACACCGTTAGTGCTATCTGTTGAATCAATTACTGTGTGCCATCTAGCACCATCCCATTCTATTACATCATTAGCGTTTGCTACAAAGTCAGTGCCGTCGTTATTTTTCCAAGCGTCAGGCCCGTCATAAACATAGTTGTACGGTGTATCTCCTACATTTCCTCCTACATTTTCACTATTGTTTATAGGATCTAATACTAAAATTCTAAAACCTGCTACTTTATCTTCGGTAGGATTGTATTTTTGTGGTTCTACAATTTTGTCAAAACTAGTGTAAGAATTAGCATTTCTTGCTGGTCCTGAAATAACATCTCCAGTTGGTAATGTATCACTATCCCAAGAAATAGTAAGTTTTGTTTCATCTAATGGATTTATAGTTATATAACCTACAATGTAAGATCCTGTTACAGTTTGTAATCTAATTTGACTTAATCCAGCAGTGTATGTACCTGGATAAGTTTCTATAACATTACGCCAGTTTACTTTTCCTACTACAGATCTGTCTACTAATTGTGCTGTAGTGCCAATAACATACAATCCATAATTTTTAAATGTTGCTGCTATTGTACCTCGTGTATCTAAGTTAGCAGTGATATCTGTTTTAGTAGCAGGATCACTGTTGATGCTTGTTGTTTTAGTAAGTGGGATAGGTGTTTCAGCATACGCTTCTAATGTAGGCATAGATTGTCCTAAATCAACAGTGCCTTTTGTTTCGTCAAAAATGTTTGCTACAATTTGTGTAATTACGCCAAGTTTTTTAACTTTAGTTGGTGGTGATATAAATATTGGAGTGCTAAAGGAAAGTGTGCCTACGTCTATTTCGCTATCTACTCCAATAGGCTGTGTTCTATTACTAAACATAATTTGTTCTAAATATACAGTAGTCAAACTAGTCCAATCAATATAATTATCAGTAGTTTGTATTTCCAAACTAGGATTAAACATCATTAATATTTGCTCCATAATTTGTAATTTTTGATCCGTATTACTACTCCATATATCAAGGTTTACTCTAAGCAAATACGGAGTTGGCATTAATCTTTCTACAGTATAATTTTTACCTTGTGTGTTTAAATATTCTTCTCCGGCTTCGTTATATGCTCGTTCTCTTATGTTTACCTTTTCTACATAACTAGCATCAGCAAGACGTTCTCTATCAAGTTCTAGTCCTGTTATATAAACTGCCATTCTTGGCACACTAGGAAGTTTGTTTTCGCTATTATCTTTAATTATGTTAGCAACTTGCCTTGTTAAATCTCCGTAAGCTACTGGAATAGATTTTTCGGTACCGCTGCCATCTTTGTATTTGAACCCACTAATTAATCTAATTATTTGTGTTAAATATCTTTTAACTTGTCCGTCATAAAAATGTTGCATTAATTATCTGCCTTTGCTCGTAATGCTTTTGACAAACTTTGTCTTTCAATAACTTGTTCGCCGCCGATACTTGATGTAGTAGTATTATTAATAAAGGAAGTTTTTTGTGTTGAACGTGTATTTGTATTTGTAAGAGTCATTCGTACACCATCTTCAACTTTCAGCCAGCGTGAACCATCATACCTAAACAATCTATTAGGCATCATATCAGTTCGTAAAAAATAATCACCGTTAACATTTACACTTGGAAATGTTATGCCACTACCAAACGATTCGCCATTTGGAGCAATATTATCACCTAGTAAATATCCTTGATATCCTTCTCGAGTAGGAGTTTGAGAAATACGATCTACTAATAATCCTTGTTGCGAAGCATCAAGTGTTGTAATATCTGTTGTTACTAATTCCGGAGTGCCAGCGGCATCTACTTGTAACGTATAAAGATTTGAAGTATCATAACCTGACTTAGCAGCATCAGCTTCTGCTTTGGCAACTATAGCATTATTGATATTCATTTCAGTTTCAAATGTACTTAATACATCACGTAATGTATTATCAGCATCATCTCCTGCTGGTAAATCTAATATGTCACTAAATTCTTGTCCGTCGTATATTTGTTTTAATTTTACACGATATAAGTGTGGATACCAAGTTTGTGAAAACCCTTCTGCTGCTCTATTAACATCTTCTACTACATAAAAACGTTTTAATGCTACACTGTAATCATTTAGCGCATATTCGTCTAATAAATGAGGAAACTCTATAACATCGCCACTTAATATTTTTCTACCTAATGTTTTAACACTACTATTAATATGTATAGTCATAAACAAAGTATCGTTTTGTAAAAATAATCCAAACTGGCTTAAATTAAAATCTGTATCACTTACATTGTATATAGCACGTAATGTGTAAATATCAGGGTCATATTTTCTATCTCTGTTTTCTAAGAACACTAAATCTTGGATATTAGTTTCAGCAACAGCATCATATTGCGGTTGATCTGGAGTAGCATCAGATTCGTTAGGATTTTTTGGACCAAGGTATTTGTGTATGTTAATATCAGTGCCGCCAATACTGAATTGTTCATAGATAACTTTATCTAAAAATTCATAATCGGCTGTTTTGTTTGGTCTATATAATGATAAGCGTGGCATACGTATATTTAGCATAAATACTATTGGAGATTAATAATGGCAGATCTAGTAACACAAAAACAAGAAATATTTGATTATGTAAACGCTTTCCTTGGAGGCGGCATGGTTGATGTAGAGTTAGATCCTATACATTATGAAAGTGCTTTAACAAAAGCTCTATCAAAGTATAGACAACGAACAGAGCATAGTGTAGAAGAAAGTTTTGTATCGCTAGAACTCGAAGAAGATAGAAACAGTTATACGTTACCGCACGAAATTGAAGAAGTAAGACAAATTTATAGACGTAGTGTTGGCTCACGTACTGGCGGTGGCGATGGCGGAAGTTTGTTTGAACCTTTTAATTTGGCATACACAAATACATATTTGTTAGCAGCCAGTGGTGTTGGTGGTTTAGCTTCTTACGAATTATTTGCGCAAAGACAAGAATTAGTTGGACGTATGTTTGGTAGCTATATAGAATTTACTTGGAATAGTTCAACAAAATTATTAACAATTTTACAACGTCCTAGAGCACAAGAAGAAGTGCTATTATGGTGTTACAATTATCGTCCAGATAACCAATTATTAGCTGATTACAAAGCAAAACAATGGATAAAAGATTATACACTTGCTGGATGTAAATACATGCTAGGCGAAGCTCGTGAAAAGTTTGCCACTATAGCAGGCCCTCAAGGCGGAACTAGTCTAAACGGAGCAAGTCTCAAAGCTGAAGCACAAGCTGAGATGGAAAAATTAGATGCCGAAGTAGCACTTTCTTTAGCTGGCGGAACTGGCTATGGATTTGTTATAGGTTAAAGATCGTTGTCATGTATGTACAACTGAATTAAAGCATAGTGAAGAACTTTCATTAAATCTTTCCTATGATCATCCTTAGTGCCTTTTTTGCCATATCGATTAGAATACTTGTCTACATTGCCCATACAAAATCCGGTACCGTGACCACGCTCTATGATTACTTCGGTTGATTGAAATTTATTTTGCGAATAATGACCTTTGTATGTAGAATCAATATATTCTTTGAATTCTGCTATAAGATTATCTTCGTTAAACTTATAATCAATTGCCATTTTTGCGCTACTCCGTAAATATTAATTTATACTACTATAGCGTAAATTTGTTTATTTGTCAACCATTAAATACATAGTTAACTGCTATTTTGACGGTATTTTGCCCTATTTTCACTAAATACAAATAGCAACAAGATAACCCAATGAGGAGAAATTAAAATGGCATTGACATCACCAGGTGTACAGGTTAGCGTAATTGACGAGAGTTTTTATACTCCGGCTGAACCGGGTACAACACCACTAATTTTTGTAGCTACAAAACAAGATAAAGCAAATCCAGGTGGCACAGGAATAGCACCTGGTACTACTAAAGCAAACGCAGGTAAAGTGTATTTAATGAGTTCACAAAGAGAACTTGCTGAAACATTTGGCGATCCGCTTTTTTATACAGATGCTAGTAGTAATCCTATCCATGGCGGCGAGCAAAACGAATATGGTTTACAAGCTGCTTATTCATATTTAGGCGTAGCTAACAGAGCATATGTTGTAAGACCAGATGTAGATTTAGGTGCCTTGACAGGCAGTGCTACAGAAGTGACTGGCGATCCTGCTAATGGAGCATGGTGGTTTGATACTGACGACACAAAATATGGAATTTTTGAATGGAATGGCGAAGCAGCTAGTTCAACTAATGGTCAAACTTTTACAAACAAAGTTCCTTTAACAATTACTGATACAACTAAAGTTGTAGATTACTCAGGGGCAGATTACACGCCAAAAACTAGTGTAGGCGCTGTTGGAGATTATGCTATTGTTGCTGTAACAAACATTAATCGTTTGTGGTATAAAAACTCCGGCGGAACATGGGTAGAAGTTGGTTCTACAAATTGGATTGGTTCATGGCCATTTGCTGTAGGAAACACAGCAAATGCTGTAGGAAACACTGGTACTATTGTGTTTACTATCAATGGTGCTGCTACAACTGTTACTACAACAGGAACAACAATTAACCAAATCGTAAGTGATATTAACGCTGACGCAGGCGCAACATCAGCAGGTATTAGCGCAAGTGCAGCCGGCGGTGTACTTAACTTGTTCTATGACGGAACAGGTGGATTTGCCGCAGTAACAATGTCAACAACAAATGATGTTTTAACAGACGCAGGTATAACATCAGCAACATATCAAAGACCAACACTAGCAATTGATCCACATACAAATGTGCCAGCTTGGAAAACTAGAGATGCTGGTCCAAGACCAACAGGAAGTGTTTGGATTAAAACAACTAATCCAAATCTTGGTGCTTCTTATAGTGTAAAACAATGGAGTTCAACTTCAAGTTCTTGGTCAACAAGTTCAGCACCACTGTACGACAGCAATCACGCAGCATTAGCAGCAATTGATAGCACAGGCGGCGGAATGAATATACCAGCAGGAGCTGTCTATGTAAGAACTAATGTAGCTGAAGCAACTGTACCAGTAGCAAGTTCTCAACTTTATGTTAGACAATCAGCTGGCGCAACTACTGTTACAAGTGCTGCTATTACAGCAAGCACTTACACAGCAGCAGCTCATACATTTACATTAAGCGAGTCAACTGTAGGAAGTTCAGCAATGAGTTCGCCAGTTACAGTATCATTTACTGCTACAGCAGCAGTATCAGATGCTGATTTAATAGCCGGACAAATTAACGCCGCAGGACTTACAAATGTAAGTGCTACTGTAAACAGTAAAAATCAACTTGTTATTTCACACAGCAAAGGTGGAGAAATTAGAATTGTTGATGGTACAAATACACCAATGAATAGTATATTTACAGCATTTGATGCTACTATTCCAACAAGCACTTCTAATTTGTATTATGTACCTGGTACTTCAAGTGCTACTAATCCAAAACAATTTATGGCAAGTAACTGGAATGTATTAACATATACAGCAAAAGCAACTGCTCCGACAGCAACTCCTGAAACAGGTGCGCTATGGTATAGCAGTGTTGTAGACGAAGTTGATTTAATGATTCATAACGGAACTACATGGGTTGGTTATCATAACTATGATCATAACGGCGACGGAAACGTTGGCGGTTCGAGTGCTCTTGATCCAGCAGGACCAATTGTATCAGCTAGTGCTCCAACTGTACAAAGTGATAATACAGCATTAGTCGAAGGTGATGTATGGATTAGCACAGCAGATTTAGAAAACTATCCAAAAGTGTACAAATGGAACAGCGATACTTCAAAGTGGGTATTGTTAGATACATCAGATCAAACAACTGAAGCAGGTGTATTATTTGCTGATGCTCGTTATAACACAGCAGGTGCTAATAGTGGCACAGCAGGTGCTATTACTGACTTGTTGATTGCTGACTTCTTAGATCCAGATGCTCCAGATCCAGCATTATATCCAAAAGGCATGATTTTATGGAACACACGTAGAAGCGGATTTAATGTTAAGCGTTATGTGCGTGATGCTATAGATATTGATTCTACAAACCCTAGAATGTCTGATGCTTCGATGAGCGGATATTATGCTAATCGTTGGGTTACTGAATCACCTAACAACGCAGACGGTTCAGGTAGCTTTGGACGTAAAGCACAACGTAAAGTTATTGTAAAAGCTCTACAAAGCGAAATGAACAGCAACCAAGATATTAGAGATGACGAATCACGTATCTTTAACTTAATTGCTACACCAGGTTATCCAGAACTAATTGGTGAAATGGTAACACTTAACTCAGCTAGAGGACTAACAGCATTTGTTGTTGGAGACTCTCCAATGAGACTTAGCTCTAGTACAACTGATTTACAAAACTGGTCAACTAACGTTGCTCTCGCACCAGAGGACAATGATGACGGTCTTGTAACAAGTGATGAATATTTAGGTGTATATTATCCAAGTGGATTTACAAGCGATAACGCAGGTAACAATGTAATTGTTCCAGCATCGCATATGGCACTACGCACTATAGCATTAAATGACCAAGTTGCTTATCCATGGTTTGCTCCAGCAGGAACAAGACGCGGCGGAGTAACAAATGCTACTGCTACAGGATATATTGATAGCGAAGGCGAATTTGTAAGTGTAGCGTTGAACGAAGGACAGCGTGATACATTATACTCAAATAACGTTAACCCTATTACATTCCTAAACGGAGCAGGATTAGTTGTATTTGGGCAAAAAACAAGAGCAGCTAATGCTAGTGCGCTAGACAGAGTAAATGTCGCAAGACTTACAGTTTACTTACGTAGTCAACTTAAGAAACTTGCTAAACCATATATCTTTGAACCAAATGATAAAATCACACGTGATGAAATCAAACAGCAAGTTGAAAGTTTAATGGTAGAGCTTGTAGGACTAAGAGCAATTTTTGACTACTTAGTTGTATGTGACGAAACAAATAATACTCCTGCTAGAATTGATAGAAACGAGTTATATGTAGATATTGCTATAGAACCAGTAAAAGCAGTAGAATTTATTTACATTCCGCTACGTCTTAAAAACACAGGAGAAATAGCAGGTCTTTAAAAATAGTGGGGCAGCGCAAGTTGCCCCTATTATGATAAATACTTGTGAATAGGAGTAATAAATGGCAATCTCATCTTTATCAAAACTAACAGTTCCATTAGCAACAAGTGACAGCGCAAGCAGTCAAGGTTTGCTTATGCCAAAACTTCAATATCGTTTTCGTGTTACACTAGAAAACTTTGGAGTTTCAACACCAACAACTGAATTAACAAAACAAGTTATGGACGTTACTAGACCAAACTTAACTTTTGAAAACATGGAAATTCCTGTATACAATAGTAAAGTTTATCTAGCAGGTAAGCACACATGGAACCCACTATCATTAAATTTACGTGAAGATATTAACAACAACGTACAAAAATTAGTTGGTGAACAACTACAGAAACAATTTGACTTTATGGAGCAAGCAAGTGCTAACAGTGGTCAAGATTACAAGTTTGTTACACGTATTGAAATACTCGATGGCGGTAACGGAGCAACTGGAGTACAAGTATTAGAAACTTGGGAATGTTATGGTTGTTTCATCACAGAAGCAAACTACAACAGTTTAGCATATGCCAACAACGATCCGGTAAATGTTACACTAAGTATTCAATATGACAACGCAATCCAAACTCCAGAAAATACTGGGTTAGGAACAGCAGTTGGCAGAACACTAGGAACAAACGTAACTGGCGGCGGCTAATAAAAATTAGAAGATTGCCAATTAATTTAGGAGTATATTTTTTTAATATACTCCTTTTTTATTTTCTACGCAGTTAATTAATAGGATAAATACAATATGGCTAATCCGTTCTCAGGTTTTTTTGATAATTTAATTAGTGGTGCTTTGAGTCCAAAAGGAAACTTAGCAGACTATCAACATGCGAGTCGTATATATGTTGACGGCAATATGCGATTGGCTCCTAAACTACCTCATCTATTCCATGTGGTTTTAAATATTGATCCTAATATACCTATTAGTTCAAACGATGCTCTTAACAATACTGTAAAAAGAGAAATAAATGTACTGTGTAAGTCAGTAGATTTGCCTAATTATAATGTAGATGTACAAGTTTTAAATCAATATAATAGGAAAAAAGTACATCAAACTGCTGTAAACTATGCTCCGGTAAACATGACATGGCATGACGATAATGCTGGATTAACAAATTTTTTATGGAAAAGTTATTTTAATTATTATTATAGTGATGCTAGTCATACACAGCCAAATGGCACATCTCCTGAAATTCATGATCCAGCTTTACTAAGGATTGATAATAAAAATAATGCGTACAGTAATGGTGAAAACTTTGATTATAGATATGGTTTAGATAGACCAGGAAAAAGCAATAACTTTTTTACTAGTATTCAAGTATTCCAATTACACCCAGAAAACGGACAACCTACTAATACTAGCTTTACATATTTTAATCCACTCATCGAAACATGGAATCATAATAGTGTAAATATCGAAGGCGGTCAATTTAAAGAAAACACAATGAGATTTTCTTATGAATCAGTAGTAATGGATAGACATTTAACACAACCAGGTGTAAATCCAAAAACATTTGGTGAAGGTAGATATGATACTGTATCAAGTCCTCTTACAATACAAGGCGGTGGCGGCAGTAGTTTCTTTGGCACTGGCGGTGTATTAGCAGGCACAGAATCTACAATTAATAACCTCCAGCAAGGTAATGTATTGGGCGCACTTATTACAGGAGCAAATACTTTTAGAAATGCTCAAAATTTATCCTTTGGTGGACTTATTACTGAACTAGCAACAGGTATAGAAAATGTAGCTGTAAACCAAATAAACAATACAAACTTTCCTTCCAACAACAACCAAAATCAAACACAAGCACTTCCAAAGGTATTTTAACAATGACAGATATAGTAAATACAAATGTAGCTTTAAATGATACTATTGTTAAAAGCAAAGAATTCTTTTTTAATTACGAAAAAGAAGCAATTAGTTATCCTAGTAATCAAGTAGATGCTGTAGTAGGGTTTTTTGAGTCAAGAGGATTTGAAAAAACTGCTGCGATATCAACTGCTACAATTTTATTAAGACAAGCAAAAATTGACAATGTAAAAGTTATGGAATTGTTAGATCAATTAAAAAGTTTTGACGATGTAAAACTTAACAACCTTATTGGCGCAATTTTAAACACTAATAGAAGTGCTATTAGCAAACTGGGATTTGTTACTGAACCTACAGAAGAAAATGTAATTACTCGTAACATAGTGGTATAATGGCAAAATATGCTCAAGGCAAATACACCGTAAAAAATAAAGAAAAATATCTCGGTAACAGACAGCCAACTTACAGAAGTAGTTGGGAATTTGCTTTTATGAAATTTTGTGACGAACATCCTAGTGTAGCTAAATGGGCTAGTGAAGCTATTAAAATTCCTTATAGAAATCCATTTACTGGAAAACAAACAATTTATGTTCCAGACTTTTTTGTTGTGTATGTTGACAGAACAGGCAAGCAACATGTAGAAGTTGTAGAAGTAAAGCCATACAACCAAACAGTAAAAGAAAAAGCTCGCAGTAAACACAATCAAGCCCACTGGGCATTGAATCAAGTAAAATGGGCTGCGGCAAATGCTTATTGTAAACAAAATGGTATGAAGTTTAGAGTGGTAAGTGAAAATGATATTTTCCACTCTGGTCGTAGAGGATAAATAATAGTAGTATATAATGGAAACTACTATGACTAAAAAACTTGAAGATTTGTTAAATTTACCAGATGCTAAGGAAATGATTGCAGAAGAACAATCAAAAAAAGCACAAGAAGCAATCGTAGAACAAGAAGATACTATTCGCGACATAGCTGAGTTTGATAAAATTAATTCTGCTTTGCCACAAGTTAAAGGACTAGGTGAACTAGCAGACAAAGAATTAAACGAGGTATCTGAAAAAGCAATGCAAGCATATGAAGACCTTATGGATTTAGGTATGAACGTAGAAAGCCGTTATAGTGGTAGAGTTTTTGAAGTAGCTGGCACTATGTTAAAAACAAACCTTGATGCTAAAGTTGCTAAGTTAGATAAGAAACTAAAAATGGTAGAATTACAACTTAAAAAAGAAAAACTAGACAAAGATAGCTTTAGCCCAACTGGTATTACAGAAGGCGAAGGCTATGTTGTAACAGATAGAAATAGTCTATTAGAGCGTCTTAAAGCAGTAGATAAAGATAAATAACATATAACAGGACTATAACAATGAAAAAATTTAGTGAATATCTAACTGAAACACATAAAGTATACCCTTTTAAAATTGGTATTGCTGGCGATCTTCCAGAAGGTTGCGAAGACAATCTAAAAAGATGTTTAGAAAAATTTGCTGTAAAAAGTTTATCAGCAGCAAAGAAAACACCAATACAGGAACGTCCTTTAGATTTTCCACAACTGGAAAACATTGATGTACGTTACTACGAAGCAGAATTACAGTATCCAAGCACACCTGATGCTATTCAAGAATACATTGGTAACTGCTGCGGAGTTGAACAAAGTAATATTATCGTTAGAAGTCCAACTGATCCTAGAGAAGAATATCAAGAAAAGAAAGAAGATAAAGAATACGAACCAATGCTTACAACTGAAGAATTGGATGCTATGCCCGCACAAGAACAAGTAGGCGGACAACGTATAATGGATCTATTAAAAGAATTAGAAACAGCACGTAAAGAAAGAGACGATGCTCAGCCAGGTTTTGAAATGGAAAAACCAGCGCAAGATTCTACAAACACAGAAAGCGTAGTAGGGAGCTAAAAATGAGTAACATGCTAGATATATTAAGAAACTTTGATGCTGTTGAAAAATCAGTAGCAGAATGTCCACCTGAAATGGACGGACAAATGGGCGCAGCACCAGCGCCTGGTATTAACATACAATTGGATAATGCTGGTCAAATGGCACAACTACTTCAAGCGTTACAAGCAGTTCAGCAAGGTGAAGCACAAGAAGAAGAAGTTGAAGAATACGATAACGAGCCAGAAGAAGAATACATGGATCTAGATGCTGTATTACCAAGCGGCGACGATCTTCATAAAAAGAAAACAATGCACAAGGCACAAGCAATGGGCGACAATCCAATGGCAATGGAAAGCATTAAAGATCGTTTATGGGCAGCACTTAATGAAAAGAAAGCAAAGCCAGACTTTTTAGATATGGATAAAGACGGCGACAAAAAAGAGCCAATGAAAAAAGCCATTAAAGATAAAAAAGCAAAAAAAGGCAAGGTGCCTCCACAGTTTAAAAAATAACGTATCCCCCCAGATACTTCAATAGCGCCTGATGGCGCTATTTTTTTGAATAAATATTATTATGGCAACATCATTAGACGGCGTATTAATAAAAAAAGCCAATAAACAAGAACAATATAGTGAAGAACAAATTGATCACTTATTGAAGTGTATGGATCCTGATACAGGGTACTTGTACTTTGCTGAACATTTTGCTAATATTCAACACCCAGTACAAGGCAAATTGTTATTTGAACCTTACAAGTATCAACTAGGTTTATTAGAAAGCTATCATAAGTATAGATTTAATATTAACATGATGCCTAGGCAAACAGGTAAAACTACATGTGCCAGTATCTATTTAACATGGTATGCTATGTTTACTTCAGATCAAACTATATTAATTGCTGCTCACAAATATACAGGTGCTCAAGAGATAATGCAACGTATTCGTTATGTTTACGAAACATGTCCTGATTTTATAAGAGCCGGTGTTACTAGTTATAACAAAGGAAGTATCGAATTTGAAAATGGCAGTAGAATTATAAGTCAAACAACGACAGGAAATACAGGACGTGGTTTATCTATCTCGTTATTATATTGTGACGAGTTTGCGTTTGTACAACCGAATATTGCCGAAGAGTTTTGGACATCAATTTCTCCTACACTAGCAACAGGTGGTCGTGCTATTCTTACAAGCACACCAAACTCAGACGAAGATACATTTGCTACAATTTGGAAACAAGCAGAAGACAAGTTTGATGAATACGGCAATGAAAATGACACAGGACGCAATGGCTTTCATGCTTTCCGTGCAGATTGGTGGGAACATCCAGATAGAGATGACAAATGGAAATCTGCTGAAATTGGACGTATTGGCGAAGAAAAATTTAGACGTGAATATGGCTGTGAATTTCTTGTTTTTGATGAAACATTAATTAACAGTATTAAACTTTCTGCTATGGAAGGTATAAATCCTACACTAAACATGGGGCAAGTACGCTGGTATTCAAAAATTGATCCGGATAAAAACTATGCTGTAGGTTTAGATCCTAGTATGGGTACAGGCGGAGATTATGCTGCTATACAAGTTGTAGAATTACCAACTTATAAACAGGTAGCTGAATGGCAGCACAATATTACTGCCATACCTGGACAAATAAGAGTACTTAAAGATATTTGCCAATACTTAGCAGACCAACGCGGCAGTGATAATGGTGTATATTGGAGTGTTGAAAACAATGGAATTGGAGAAGCATGTTTACTCGTTATAAACGATTTTGGGGAAGAGAATATACCAGGACTATTTGTGTCTGAACCTATTCGCAAAGGACATGTACGTAAATTTAGAAAAGGTTTTAACACTACACATAGCAGCAAAGTTACAGCATGTAGCCGATTGAAAACAATGGTTGAAAACGATCAATTGATTGTTAAGAGTAAACCTTTTATAAGTGAACTTAAAGGATATATTGCTCAAGGTAGTAGCTATCAAGCAAAGCCTGGTATGACCGATGATTTAGTTAGTAGTATGTTACTAGTTTTACGCATGATAAGTGTAATGAAAGACTGGGATCCTACGATATACAATACCTTTACACAGATGGAAAGTGGCTATGATAATGACTACGAATTGCCCATGCCTATCTTTGTAAGTGGCAACTATTGATAAATACTTTACTATGAACAAATTTGATAATTTTGCAGTTGATTTATTTAACAAAATAAGAGGACGTTTTCCAAACGTATCTATCGGTGATGAAAATGGAAAAGTCACTAATGTTCCTAAAGAAGCTAGATTCTTTGATTTTGGATATAAAATTGAAAATATAGATTTAGGAAAAGTTAGCGTGGCACTTGATGAAGAAAATGGTGTTACAATCATTGTTGGTAAAGATATTGTAGAAGGACAAGTAGAGTCAATACAAGACAACTGGTACAACTTTTTAAAAGAATTACGCATCTTTGCCAAAAAACGTATGCTCAAATTTGATGTAAGAGATATTAATAAATCGAATTTAAACAAAAGAGATTATGAATACTTAGCGCAGAATCGCCCCGGAGAAAACACAATGTCAGAATCTA